TAACGCAACCAATCCAGGAACATATACGCTAACATCATATTGGAGATATATTGGTAGCTCAAATGGAATAGATTTTGTCGATTTCAAAATGAATGTTGTAATTTATCTTTGCGATACCAATAATAATATAATAAGACAACTTAGTACATACTCCACATTCGTAAGTCAGCAAATGGAAAATCCGCCTGTAACTAATTTTAGCTATAACGATTATTTCCAAAAAAATCTTGGTTATATAAATGCTGGAAACTATAAGCTAAGATTTGACTACACTATGTTTGATTACTCGCGCATAAAATATGAAGATGACCAATTAGGATATTCCATAGGAGAACCTATAATAGTATATAATAATGGCTCGGTGAAACTAGGGAATTTCTATACAGGTTTTCCTCTAGCGAAGCTCGATTATACGCAGTACGAAACAGGTAATATGTTAGGCGTCGACGGCCTTGCCATCTTTTACGGCGCACAAAAGTACATGTACCTGAACACATCCGCGGCCTACTTTTTAGAGATGTACGGTAAAATGAAAATAGCTGGGCTTGGCGGGGGTATACATTTTGAGGACGACTTGATGAAGTTTCGCGGCCAGTGGTGGGGCTCAAAGTGCAAGCTGGTTACGGTTGAGTCGTCAACTCAGGTAAACGACGTTACGTGCCAAACCGTGCTTTTTACCGGAGCGTCGGTCTCAAGTGCTCCGGTGATTATGCCAGAGCACTCCTTCTTTAGGGATCAGCTTGGGCTTGGCAAAACGGAGAAGTTTGCCATAACTATGAAGATGGCCTACGTTGGCGCAAGTAACTCGGTTGCCATTTGGGGCCGCAACACTAACTTTTCAAAACAGAACACGAACGACTTTCCCTATATGTGGAATAATAATGGTTCCTATTCATTATCATCGCCAATAGTTACCCTTTCGAAGGGGGATGTGGCCGAGTTTTTATTTATTTATGATGGTACCACTTATTATGCTATATTTGTTTCATTAAAACAGTAAACCATGGCACTACTTGATGAAACCACTGGAAGGTACTACAAGATTAATTATGTTGAACCCTCAACAGGTTACGTATCAATAAGCGTATACCGTAGTAAAGAAGAACGGGATATGTCTAATTCAGACGACCTTATAGCTGTTAAGAATATTGATGAACGGCTTAATGGCCTAATAAAGACTAATACGATAAGCATTGATTACTTGCAGGAGATTCTAGATGTAAACAATGCTTATTACGATTCTTTGGTTGCTGAGGGGATTGACCCAGCGGATAAGAACTTTTTTAGGGATGCCATCACGGTTAACAACCTGTTAATTACGATGGCATACCAGATAATTAAAAATTACGAACCATTCAGCAATATGAAGGATTGCTAATGAAGGTGAACTTAGAAAAAGCGATTGTGTTATACACGACGTATAATGCAATCAGACAGGTTACAAGTGGTGATGTTGCTGCGATTGCCATGCAAAACATGAAAATCATTGACGATGAGTTCATGGGTGTTATTAGTGCTATTAGTTCAAATCGGTTTAGCAGCTTAGTGAATGAAATTTACCTTGCTCAGGTAAAAGATATAAATAGTGTTGAGGAGTTTGAAGAAAGGCTAAATACCATTAAGAGGCAAAATAAAAATTTGTATGATGAGTATACGGATGTGCGTAAAAAGTTAACCAAGATTAATGGTACACATTACACCATTAAACTAAAACGGTACAGATACGAGGAGATGATTGCTCTTCCAAGGATACTGAGAAAAGTAATAGAGGATAATAAACTTTACAAAAAAATGAGCTATGCTGAATCTATTGGAATTTCGATACTCGGTAAATTATACAAGTGGAAGTATAATTTCAAAGATTTCGTTAAATCGTTTAATGGGTAACAAGGTAACGAAAAAAGAGGTTAGAAAGGCTAAGTACTTAACTATGCTTACCGACTTTTTCAATGAGCTTCCCGATGATTTAACGGAAGAAAAGCATTGGACAGCAGAAGATATTCATAAGGCAATGCAGTTATACAATGCCATTGCCAACACTAACTATTATATGAACCTTAAATCCCTAATGTGATGAAACAGATTCTATTAATCATTAAGAACATCAAGATGATTCTTATTCTGCTCCTTTTGGCAATAGCGATAATTGCCAGCTACACAACATACAAAAAAGCGAAGAACTACAAGGAGCAGCTAATAAACGTAAAGAATGAATTGCTTTATTCACAGGAACTGCGAAACGATGAGGCACGTGTTTTTAACAGCACAATCAGAAACTTGAAAGAGCTTTTGCGTGTAAAGGAAGAACTACTGTCTAAATCATCGCAAAAAGAGCTGGAGTTAATAAAAGCGTTGGATTTGAAAAAAAAGGAACTAAGAGATTTGGAGAAGGTTATTGGTACAAGCTATGTGGCAAAAGTTGACACGATTTACAAGGATAAACAGGTGTACGTATATAATGATAGCTGCATGGTAAATTACAATGATGGATTTTTAAACTTATCAATGGTTGCAGTCAACGGTGAAAACAGTCTTAAATACATTTACAGTGACAAGGTGAACATGGCAATAATCAGAACCAAGTACCATGACGACTGGAGTGAGATAAGATTTAAAAAGTTATACTTCTGGAAGAAATGGACAACAAAGATTAGGATAAAGCTCGATAATCCAAACGCAGTAGTAGATACGCTTATTTATATAAATTACAGGTAGTAATGTTATTTGTTAACACAAAGAAGTTTTCCCCGGTGGTGTACGAAAACGATATGCCACAAAAAGAATCGCCTCTGTACAAAAAGTGGTGGTTGGAGCAAGCTCGCAGGTGTATACACGGATACCGTGTACCCGATACCGTTGTTCCGGGCGATGGGGAAATATTCGTTGATGGTGTTAACGCAATATGGACCAAAGACAAACGACACGTATATCTAAGAGACTACGGTGTATGGATAAAGGACAGGGCGGTGCATATAACAGGGAAGCATTACTGGTATCTTAACTTTTGGAATATTTATGGGTATGACCATCAGAGAAAGGTAAAGGGTATTATTAAACCAAGGTTTACTGACCTTGACTACGAGAAAGCGATTACGCTTGAAAAAGCATTGAGAGATAATAAGGATAATCTAGAGGCTAAGGCAAGGCAAAAGGGTTACTCCGAATGGATAAGCGCAGTATTAGGATGGTTTTTTACATTCGTTCCCGGATGTCAATTACTGGTAATTGCAGGTGAAACAAAGTACTCGGAACACACGATGCTTAACACGGTGCGAGGACTAGACCTATTGGTGGATACCGAGTTCTATAAGCACCGTTCTCCGAATAAAACAACTGAGCATATAAAGGCATCGTACACAGAAACGGTACTGCTTCCGAATGGGAAAAAGATACAGCGCGTAAATGGATTTCAAAGCAACATTTACGCGTTAACAGCAAAGGATAATCCTCAGGTGGCATCGCGTTTGTCACCATTGTTTACGGTATACGAAGAGGCTGGTATCTGGAAAATGAATATGCTTATAGAAACGGCTGAGTATATCAAGGCATCACAGTACGCTGAGAACCAAAAAACAGGATGGTCGTACTACATTGCCACTGGCGGTGATATGGACACCTCGGTTGAGGATATTAAAAAGATGTTTTACAATCCACGGGAGTTTAACCTGTTGGAGTTTGATAATATTTACGAGGAGAATGACGGTGGAAAGATTGCACATTTCACTCCTGCTTGGAAGTATATGATACTTGATGATGAGGGTAACTCTAAAAAAGCTGAAAGCATAGCAGCGTTAAAGCAGGAGATAGATAACATAAAGGATGCAAAAAAGAAGTATCGCATGATAACACAGCAGCCAAATAAGCCATCGGAAATGTTTATGATTTCAGGCGGTGGTTATTTCGGCGAAAGTATTATCATGAAGTTGAATGAGCGTCTACAGATGTTAGCAAATCATAGAAGCTTGCAATTGGGATTCGAAGGGAACTGGATGTGGAAAGACCCCGCTGATAAACGTAAGGGTGTATACTGGACCATTGAACCTGATGCGTTTGGAATGAAGTGGTTCTGGAAGTTAGAGGACCCGTACGAGGAGTTTGATGAGATACTAAAGGTTAAGAGGACTCCTGATGGTTTGTATAAACAGGGAACCGACTCATACGATAAAGATGAGGCTCCGAATAGTACATCACTCGGTTCAAGCCATGTGATAAAAGGATTTCATAAGAATTCTCCCGGATATGGTAAATTTGTATGCAGACTTATAGGACGACCGACCGAGGAGATGGGCGGGGCCGTATACTTCTATGACCTCGTGATGCGAATGAATGTTGCGTACAACACGAAGAACCTTATCGAGTACTCAAACCTGCGTATATTCCATTACTACGAGCAAAATAATATGCAGGATTATTTGGCAGTTCGTCCTGATTTCGTAATTTCGAACTGGGTTAAACTATCAAAGACGCAAAACAAGTATGGTATAGACCCTAATACTAAGATTTATTGGTTAAAAGCATTTAGGGATTTCTTAATTGATAATAACTTTGCGCAGATAGATAACCTTTTTAACGAGGCGCAGATTAAGTCGTATATTAATTTTAGGCTTGATAAAAACTATAACTGCGACGAAACAATTTCTTCGGCACTATGTATAGTGATGCTAGAAGAAGAAAAGGCTAGGTTATCTAATGCAATCGTAATGGATGAAGACGACATCTCTAGCTTCTTTGAGTATATAGAGGATGAGAACGGTATAATACGACACAACTACTAGGTATGAAATATACAACTTATGAGCAGAATGCGATTAACATAGCTAATGCAGCAAATGAATTTACCATCCCTTCGGAAGTATATAATAAATCATTAGAGTTCTACAATAATGGGCTCAGTGAAGATGCGTTGGATTACCTGCGTAAATTTGGCAAGGATAAAAAGTATGTACTTCCGGGAAAACAAAGAAGGATTGACCGTTTAACTCCTAGGTTACGTTACCTTAAATCAAGAGAACTTGTAAGACGCATACCACTATCAATTAAACTAGCGGATAGAGAGTCGATAGTGGAAAAGATTAAAAAGATTAAGAGAGTAGTAAACATTGAATACCTGAATGCTGTCCAAGAAGTAATTGAACAAACCGTTCCCGAATACGCTCAAATCGATGATATAAACCTCAACTCATCACAGTATCTCGAGCAAATATCGCAATCTTATATCGAGCAAGGTTATCCTGAAAGCGCGGTCAAAGTATATGCTGCAAATGCATTGAAACAGCAGCTGGAATATTTGATATCCGAAGCATCGAGAAAGAGTCAGTACGTACTTGCCAAAAACAAGTACTACAAGGATATTAAGAAAAATATCGAGGAGAAAATTCGTAAGGAGTATATTGACGAGCTAGAAAAGAAGGTTGATGTACTGCTGCGTTCACATATCCATAAAAAAGAGTTCGAAAACGAGAAGTCAATTGCATTTGACTATGCGTTAAAAACTGCCATTGGCGCAGAGTACTACTATGTTGATATAACGGGAAACTCAAACGAACCTGTATTTGAAGCGGTATCACCGCTTGATGTTATATACCCTATGACATCCAACACATGGGTGCAGGATGGTGATTGGGTGGTACTACTAAGGCATTACACAGCAAGAGAGCTGGAAGAGCGTTACGAGATAAATGGTGCCGTGAAAGCATTAATCGACAAGTATGAAATAGCAGGAAAAACAGAAGCTGCCTATGTATCCGGGTACGCTTATCCGAATACCATTGGCGAGATGGGTACATATACAATAAAGCATATATTCTGGAAGGAGAAGGAGAAAAAGTTGTTCGCGTATTATCCGAATAAGTACAATCCTGATTCGCCTCATATCCACATGATTAAGGAAAACGAAAAGAGCAAGCTTATCAAGAAAGGGATAAAGGTGAAGGAGTTACCGTTTTATGTTATTTACGAAGCGGTGATGTTGGACGACATGTTTATTGTAAGACCTAGAAAGATAACTGATGTTGTAAGGTATGATGATTCTTACATTGATCCAAAGCTTCCAGTAATCGGCTTGGTGTTTGATAAAAAGTTCCGTAAGCCTTACTCACTAGTACTCGAAACAAAGGATAGCGTTGAGTTGTCAACCATCATCAACATGAAAATGGAGTTGCTCATTACGTTATCTGGCGTAAAGGGAATGATAATGGACGACTCACAGCGACCCGGTGGAATGACAAGGGACGAATGGATGTTTTTAAGAAAACAGGGGACTGCATGGATTCAATCGATGAAGAATGGTCGTCCTGCTACATTTAATCAGTTCCAAAACTATGATGATACCCTATCGCAGAGTATCGTTACGCTTCTGAATATTGATGAGTCGTTAGAGCGTCATTTTGAGTTGGTCACCGGGGTAACAAGACAGTCATTGGCAATGATGGAGCAATACGACCTGAAAGGTACCACGATGGCTGCTATCAATCAGACGCTATCAATAGTGGAATCAATATACCAAACACACGAACTAATCTACGTAAAAGCATTGGAGCATTACGTCAATCTGCTCATTAGGTATACCGATGCTCAAAAGGTGTATATTGACTACGAGGATAGCAAGATGGGTTACATGGTAGAAGAGATTGACCTTGCCGAGTTCGAGGATAGAACCGTTAAAATCGTAATCAACAAATCGTTAACCGATGAGAGCGTAAGGGAGCTGTATAAACAGTTAGCCATACAGGGTGTAATGTCAAATAGAATGCCTATTTCAGCAGTAAGTGCAATCCTTACCTCTGATAGTTTTAGAGAAATGGATAGTAAGTTGATGACGCTTATTGATGAGTATGAGCAAAAAATTACGCAGAACCAAATGGCAATCGATAATAACAAGGCCAAACAAGAGGCTGAAATAATAAAGCTTAAAGGTGAGATTGAAAAGATGTTGAAGCAGTACGATATTCAGATAGAACAAACGAAGCTTAACGTCGAAGCAGAAAAAATGAGGCGTGAATTTGAAGTTAAGTATAAACAACTGGAGAATGAAAGTCAGAAAATTGGTAATGATAACGAAATCGATAGGGCAAAAATTGGAATTGAGAATAAAAAGATTGAAACTGAAAGGTTTGTTGAAATGGCTTACCTTAAAGAGCAGCAAAGACAATCTGTCGTAAACTCTCAGTTGGAAGCAATAAGACTAAAGCTTGATGCCATTCTAAAAAATACAAGTGAACCAAAAAGCGTAAAAACTATTCGCAGTAAGGAACATATTAAAGATTAAATTGTATATTAGCAACATAATTTAAACTATAAGGTTATGAGTGAATTAAAAGAACAAAATCTAGAACAGGAGCAGGAGCAAATCATTGTTCCAGAATCAAATCCGACTGAATTGACGGCAATATCCGACTTAATGTTTGGGCCGGACATTGTGGTTCTAAAACAGATTGAGATTAAACCTAAGAGTGGGTTAGACCTGAACTATGCTAATAAGGCAGACCTTTCTGCTGATGCATGGGATGACCATCCATTTCAGGGTTATGTAGTGGCTTATGGTGTATTTACAAGAAATCATGCAATTAGTGTTAAGCTAATGGACAGAGTCATGTTTAATCCTACATACCGTTTTTACGATTTTGTTCATAACAGCGAGAAATATCTTATCATTGATGCAAATTCAATAATCGCTAAATTCATATAATTATGGCAGAACTAGAAGGTGTCGATAAGAATATACTAGCTCAGCTTACAGGTGAAGTATCATCATCCGGGGACACTACAAACGGAAGCGATAATGGTGGAAATAATGGTGGTGCTGGAAGTAATGGTAAAATGGACAATGGTAATGGTGGTCAAAATGGTTCAGACCTTAAAATACCAAAAGAGCTATTCAGCGTATTTGGAATAAACGAAGAAGAGTTTAAACCTGAAAAAGACGCTGATGTTTACTTAACGCTAGCTGAAACTGCAAGAAAAAAGTACATAGAGCAACTTCCCCCCTTGGCACGATTTGTAATCGAACATGCCAATGACCCCGCCTTCGACGAGAAGGAGTTTGCTACGAAAATTGTCGGACAGACTCAACAGCTTACCCCTGAACAGAAACTTCAGGAATATCTCTACGAGAAATACGGTGGGAGATATGATGAAGAGAATAATCCGTCAGGGTTGACCGAGCAGGATGTCAAGGACTTTTTGAGTAGTAAAAACAAGATTGAGCTTAAAGAGCTCTTAAATGCTGCCGAAAACCATTTCGCATCGAAGAAGGGTGAAACCCTATCGGAGTATGAGAAATACTTACAGGCAGAAAATGAGAAACGTCTGAACGCTATTATCGCCGAGCAACAGGAAAACGCTAAGCGTATTCTAGAAAAGGTGAAAGAGAT